CACTTTGTCCACTTCGACGAGGAGCCGCCAGAGCTAGTGTACGACGAATGTCGAGCACGTCTAGTTGACACGAACGGCGACTGGTGGATGACGCTCACCCCAGTTGAGGGTATGGAATACATCTACGAGCAGGTGTACTTGCCAGGCAAGGAAGGCCACCCCTCGTTCGGCGTTATCGAAGTTGAGATGACTGACAACCCCTACTTGGACAAGGGCGCGATTGAGGAATACCTAAGCTCGCTAACTCCTGAGCAGAGAGCCATTCGTGAGAAGGGTCAGTTCATTCAGGTTGGTGGAGCTGTGTTCAAAGACTTCAATCAGCTAAGCCACACCATGCCACCAGAGAACTTCAAGCTAACTGGACGGCACAGAGTTTACGTCAGCATCGACTACGGCTGGCGTGACCCGACAGCTATCCTGTGGCACGCAGTTGCGCCAGATGGTCAGATTGTCACATTCGCTGAGCACTACCAGTCGCACATGACTATTGCTGAGCACGCTGAAGTGTTCCACAAGATGAACCGAGATCTCGGCGTTGAGCCGTATCTTGTCGTAGGCGACCCTGCCTTAGCACAGACAAACGGAGTCAAGGGAACCAGTTATCAGCAGGAGTTCAACCTGCATAACATGAATGTTGTAATTGACATCATTCCAAAGCAAATCGGCGTGGGCTTGAACAAGATGCAGCAGTACATGAAGGTAAATCCAAACACCCAGAGACCGTTCTGGCAGATCACCGATGACTGTCCTAACTTGATTTCAGAGCTATCGAAGCTGAAGTACAAGCGTCGTGCAAACCGTCAGCAAGAGATGACACTGAATAAGCTTGAGGGTATTCAAGAGAAAAATAATCACGCTTTTGACTCTTCAAGATACTTCTTTACACTCATGGATGACTTAACGCCTGATACAATAAAAGGATTAAAGGAGCGCTTTATGGACTTTGATGATACGCCCGTAATCGCTCAGTTCGATAACAGGAGAGATCCAGGACTTTCAGGGTGGAAGTTCAAGTCAACGGTAGAAGATGCCGTAGGATGGGAATAATGGCTAGAGAGTTTAAACTACACGAGCGGGCTCCACACATCCCGAATCGTTGTGTTGTCACGGGTACAACTGGCAAGCCAGATAACCTGCTGATTGACCTAGATACTCAGATCGACTACTACGGAATGGTCTATCTGAGCTATAACGTATTTGTTGCAATCGCTGACCAGCTCGGCTTTGCAACCCCAGAAGTAGCAAGTGTGCTACGCGCAGAGAACACCGAACTAAAAAAGAGACTAGACCGCATCCCTGCGGTGACCGAAAGGCTTGTAAATGACATTAGAGACATTTCAATCGCTGCTACTGCTGACCTTCTTACTGATTCTTCCCTTGTCGTTTTGGCTGATGACAAGAAGCCTGAACAAGGCAACACAGGGGCTAATCTCGACTACTTTGGAGACGGCAACACTTCTGAGCCAGACAGTGAATCTTCTGGCAGTGAAGGATCCGCTAGCCTTCCAGCAGATAATGGCAGTAAGCGGAAATCAACTAGCAGCACCCGACCAAGCAGTACTAATAACGGATAACTATCTAGAGGTAGATGATGACGAATACGATTTCGATGCCCTCCGAAGGGAGTATGGAGTCCAGTGACTCCGTAGACTTCATTCTGGAAGATGAAGCAAATGGCCTATTGTCCGATGAAGAGCTAAAGAAGCTCCAGAAGTCAGACAAGGGTAAGAAGCTCGTCGACTACCTCAAGAGCGAGTACCAAAAGTCTAAGGACGCAAAACAGTGGCGTGTACGACAGTGGTACATGAACATGTCCTTTGAGCGTGGCAAGCAGTACATAGCGTGGGACTCAACCAAGAGCGGCCTGTCACAGCTCCCACGTGGTGACAAGAACTTGCCACGCATCACCATCAACAAGATTCGTCCCATCGTCCGTACTGAGATTGCGAAGCTGACCTCCCAGAAGCCTTCCGCAGTAGCTCTACCTGCATCTAACGACATCGAAGATGTATTTGCAGCTAATGCCGCAACTCAGATTTGGGACAGCATGTACGACCGCCTACACGTCGCCCACGAGATGCGACTTGTAGCAAGAGACATCTCAGTCCTTGGAGTGGGATACATGAAGGTCTACTGGGACTCTGAGAAGTATGACGACTGGAGCGAGCAGGATGGCGACATCTGCATCGACCACGTTTCCCCATTCAACGTGTTTGTCCCAGACCTATCCATCGTGGACCACCGCAAGCAGCCATACGTTCTGCACGTGTACACAAAGCCTATCGAGTGGCTAAAGATGACCTACGGCGACCTTATCCCTAAGGACAAGCAGCCTACCGTCGTAGCCGCTACCGAGATTGCTGACATCTCTGCTGCTCTAGACATTCGAGAAAACAACAGCAAGCCTGACGCAAGCCTTGTTATTGAAGCGTGGATTAAGCCAGGCACTACGAAGCTCCTTCCAAAGGGTGGTTACATCACTATCGTCGACGACATCCTCGTCGAGGCATCAGTCGATGGTTTCCCTCTGGGTTACAAAGACTTCCCAATCATCAAGTTCGACCACATCCCTAGCGGTCAGTACTACCCAGCTTGCGTGATTGACGACATCATTCCGCTACAGCGTGAGATTAACCGCACACGTTCACAGCGTATCCAGGCTAAGAACATGATGGCTAAGCCACAGGTTTACTACCGTGAAGGCTCCCTGACTGTGTCGAAGATTTCGACAGCGCCAGGTCAGTACATCGGTGTCCGTCCTGGATTCGAGTACCCAGCTTCCGCTCCAATGCCTCAGTTGCCTCCTTACGTATCTGAGGAGCTTCAGGCTTTGGACAACGACCTAGAGAACATCTCCGGTCAGCACGAAGTCTCCCGTGGCTCTACTCCCCCAGGCGTTGAGGCCGCTACTGCTATTGCTTACCTGCAGGAGCGTGACGACAGCTACCTAGCCCCTACCTTCGCATCTATCGAAGAGGGACTATCTCAGGTTGCACGTTCGGCACTGACCCTTGCTGCTGAGTACTGGACTGGTGAGCGTACCGTCAAGGTGACTGGTGACAACAACGGCTTCTCCGCTGAGATGTTCCGTGGCGCTGACATCGCTCGAGGTACTGACATCAGGATCGAAGCTGGTTCAGCTCTACCTACCTCCAAGGCTGCTAAGCAGGCACTTGTTATGGACATGATGCGACTAGGCATGATTCCACCTGAGGAAGGCTTGGAGCTACTGGACATCGCAACCCTGAGCCGTTACACCGACAACCGTGGCACTCGACCTGACGAGCTACGTGCACAGCGTGAGAACGTAATGTTCAAGACGCTAGGTGAGATGGACGTAATGCGTCACTACCAGATGTGGCAGCAAGGTGTCGAGCAGGGTAACCCAGCTATGATCAACCAAGACACTGGTCAGCCACTAATGCCACCAGCTGTAATTCCTGTAAACAAGTGGGATAACCACGCTGTTCACATCGAAGAACACGACAACTTCCGTAAGAGTCCAGCATTCGACTTGCTATCAAACAGCCAGAAGGCTGAGTTGAACAAGCACATCGACATGCACGAAATGGCTCTTGCGGCATTGCAAGCTGCACAGATTCAGCAGATGCAACTCGGAGCACAGCCTCCAATGCAAGGACAACCACAACAGTAAGGGAGCATCATGTCCGAAGAATACGAATACGAAGACGACCAGATCGAAACTGAGTACGAAGAGGCGGAGCAGGCCGAAGACGAGATCGACCAGGAAGAACCTGAAGCTAAGGGAAATCCAGCATGGGACGAGCTATACAACGTATTGCCTAAGTCTCTGCACGGCATGGTCGAGCCTGTCATCTCCAAGTGGCAGTCCGGCGTTGACTCTGAGTTCGAGAAGTTCAGCCCATACCGGAAGTTCGCTGAGTCTGGCGTAAACCCAGATGTTATCGAGGCCTCTATGGAGCTTGCACGTCAGGTAGCCGCGAACCCAAAGGCTGTCTACGACGAGCTGGCTGAGCGCTACGGATGGGCGCAGGCTAACGCAATGATTCAGCAGGCTACAGAGAACCTTGAGGAAGCGGAAGACTACGAGGACGACCCGTTTGGCGATGACCCAACCTCTGCTGAGCTTAAGGCCATGAAGGCTGAGCTTGACGCATTGAAGGGAACCCTTCAGTCTCGCGAAGAGCAGGAGGAGCAGGCTCAGCTCGGCTACGAGATTGAATCTTCAATTGAGGCACTTACCAGTGAATACGGAGACTTCGACCAGGAAGCTGTTGTGCGTCGCGCAATGCTTCTAGCTGACGACTACCCTAACGCTTCACTTGAGCAACTAATCTACGCAGGCTACGAGCAGTACAACGAAGAGCTTGACCGCATGCGTGGACAGGTGAAGAGAGCCCCTAGGATTGCTGGCGGAAACGCTAACAAGGTCCCAGCAGCTCCAGCTCGTGTGCTAAACAGCCGTGAAGACCGTATTGCCGCTATTGAGGAAATTGTAAAGCGAACTCTTAATACGTAAAGGTTTTATGGTAAAGTGTTGCATAGTAGTGAGTACGGCCTATTTGGGCTAGGGCGAACGAAGTAAGACCTTTAAAAACCAATCACACTAGGAGTGTAAATGTCTGAAGGACAGAACCTCGCTATTGCCAACGTCATCCTTAAGGATGTATACGGTGACATTAACGAGCAAATTAACAACGCAACTCCAGCGCTAGATGGTATCAAGTCAACCGCTCGCAACATTACTCAGGTTGGTGGTCTCGGTGTTAAGTTCGTAGCACACGTAGGTCGCAACACTGGTATTGGTGCACGTGGAGAGGACGAGGACCTTCCAGAGGCTGGCAACCAGCAGTACGTCGACGGCCAGACTGGTCTAAAGTCGTTCTACGGTTCCGTACGTCTAACCGGACAGGTTATGGCGCAGGCATCTCAGAACTACCAGACCTTCGCTGACGTAACCGCAGAAGAGATCGAGCGCATCCGCGACGACATCGCTAAGGACCAGAACCGCCAGGTATTCGGTGACGGCACTGGAACCCTAGCTAAGGTAGCTACCGCTAACAGCTCTGCTGCTGCAACCCTTACCCTAGACGACGTAAAGTACCTACACGTAGGTATGCGCGTTGACGTTCTACTAGCTGCATCTCTAGGTAACTCGGTTCCTTCCCCAGCTCACACTGGCGGATACGTAACCATCACCGGAATCAACAAGACCACCAAGGTCGTAACCTTTGACCGCAACCTAGCGTCTTCTGTTACCGTTGGTTCTGCTGTTGTACGCTCGAACTCAACCTCTTCTTCTCAGGTGAACAACTGGAAGAAGGAGTGGACTGGTTTCGGTGCAATCATCAGCGCTACTGGTTCCCTACACGGAATCGACCCATCGACCACCCCAGCATGGGCAGCAAAGACCAAGGACATCTCCGTTTCAAGCGTTCCTCAGCAGATCACTGAAGAGGACATGATCGGTATGGTAACTGACATTGCTGAGGACGGCGACAAGCCAGACGTTATCTGGACCGACCACGGTTCATGGAACGGTTACTGGAAGGCTCTTGAAGAGAAGCGCCGCTACGTCAACAAGGTCGACCTACAGGGCGGTAACCGTGGACTTGGTTTCGCAACCGAGTTCGGTGACCTACCATTCAAGGCCGACTTCGACGCTCCTAAGGGCAAGATGTGGTTCGTGAACTCCAAGAAGGTCAACCTAAACACCAGCCGCGGCTGGGAGTGGATCGACGAGGATGGCTCGAAGTGGAAGCAGGTTCCACGCCGTGACGCGTTCATCGCTTACCTACGTAGCTACTCCGAGATCAGCACCTACCGTCGTAACACCCACGGTGTTATCTCTGGTATCGCTTCGGGTATCTAAAGAAAACCGCTATGAGGGGCGTAGGATTATTCCTGCGCCCCTCTAGTCATAAGGAGAGAAAATGGCAATCGAATACTTCAAGCAACATGGCATGCTTCCAGACCTCAGTGAGCTGGACAGGCTCAGGGATGTACCTGTAAATGCCTACCGTCTAGCAAGAGCACTTGCGGACTACGACCCAAATATCTACATCATTAAACTGGCAGAAGGTCACCCTCAGTTCGACCGACAGCGCCCATACAGCGTCGTGGTGCACGGGGCGAAGGACAAGTACGTCCTGAAGAACTACGCAGAATGGCAGCTAGACGAGCGCATCATGGCCGATATCATCCAGGCTGACGTTACAAATGCAGGTATGTCCATCGACGACGTGCAAGCGATCAACGCTGCTCATGCAATGATGAAGGCTAGGGAAAGACAAGAAATAGACGCTGAGCGCAGGGAGTTAGCGAAAGATGTTGCTAAACTAGGACTGTCTAAGAATTACGCCCGCCATAACGGAAAGCTGCTGTTCGACCCAAATGCCTAGAGATTTCTACACCAGGACCGCTGACGAAGTCGCAACCGAAGTCAAGCGTATCTTTGGTGACGAAGCTTTAGTTGAGCTTAAGTCCTCTGACTTGCTCCGCTGGATCAACGCGGCACAGCGTGAGATTGCATCTAGCCACAAAGCCCTAAAGGGTAAGGCTAGCCACGACTTGGTAGCGGGACAGACTGTTTACCCAATTCCACTAGAGAGCCCAGTCTCTCAGGTTCAGGGAGTGCACATCGAGGGCAAGCCTCTTCGTGCCATTAGCTTCCAGGCTGCCCAAGAGGGTATCCTCCAGGACGACCCAGAGCTGGACGCTGAGGGCGAGCCTAAGGTTTGGTACGAATGGGACGGCGACCTCTACATCTACCCTGCTTCTGATAAGAGCGTGGATGATGGCATGGAGCTGTTCTACATTGCTTACCCACAGAACCTAACGTCGCTAATTCAAAACCTTCAGGTTCCAGACAGGTTCTACAACCAGATCGTTGACTACGCTTTAGCTCAGGCTTACCGCCTAGACGAGAACTGGCAGGCTACTGCTTACCAGGACGCTCGCTTCAGGGATTCAATGAACCGCCACTTGGCACAAGAAGATATCGTCGACGTTCAGTTCTACCCAACCAAGGTCGTTCTACCAGAGGATGAATAATGTCTAGAGAAGGCCTCGTAATAAATGACTTCTCTGGCGGTCTCAATAACGTAATCGACCCTTCGCTTATTGCGGAGAATGAAGTATCTGAGATCAAGAACCTTGGCATCTCTCGTACCGGAAAGCTTGTTAGCCGTCACCCTATCGTGAAGGTTGGCACTTATCCGACTGGCACTACTACTGCACAAGCACTTGGATACTACCGCAATGAAGATGCCGTTGTATTTCTTGTCGTAGCAACTAATGCTAAAACTTACCTATATAATCTTGTTGCAAATACATGGACAGAAGTCTGGGCATATCCTGCCGAAGACATGACCACCTACTTGAATAGGCTATACCTAGTAAACTCCACGAACAGCGGTGGATATTGGTCAAAGATCTCCGGTACGTACACCTGGACTGCACTTAATACTGGCGCTAACCCAATGCCTAATGGAAATCAGATTCACTTTACCAAGGGCCGTCTGTACGTATCTAGCCGCTCGCTAGGGAACACTTCCACTTTGCGTTATAGCAACCTCGCTAGCACGGCACTGGGCACAAGCCTAAACGATTTCCCTACTACCAATTACATCGACATCAACGAAGGTGA